AGATTTTATTGATAAGGCATATACTTATATGGAGGAATACCGTCATATTATTGCTCAGGATATTGTTCCAAGAGGAGAGAAAATACTGGACGAAATGCAAAAACGAAGAGGAAATACATATAATACTGTTCCGCCAGAGGAGTATATACCAGAAAGTCCAGGGCTAGTTAGCTCAGAACAACCAGAAGAAAATTTTTCAAAATCTTCTAATGCTCCAGTATCAACAAACTCTGCTACACAATCCAATAAAAGACCTCAATTGTATGAGGTTGTTGCTATCATTGGAGAACTGCAGGGATACGAAGATTATTTCCTGTCTAATTGTTTGATTAACAATAAGGAATATCTTATCTATTTTTATCCGCAATATATAACTAACGCCTTACAGGAGGCAATACGTCTAAAAAAAGCGACTAACATTTATGTTTATAAAAAAGAAAAAAATATTCTTTTCTATAAATTGGCCGCACCCAAAAAATAATACACCTACAATACATTAATTATAATGAAGACCTATTGAAGAAAATTCAATGGGTCTTTTTGCATTCTATCATACTATTAATGAAAGGATGTGAAAATAATGATAAAAACAGATAGTTGGAACACTGTAACTTTACTTTGTGGTAATCATGGAGAAGATTTCAGTCATAAAATGCAATTAAAAGAAGGACCGCATTCCTTATTTTATTCTTGTCCCGAATATAAATCTATTTATGGGACAAATCATGAGGGTCGTTCTTGTAACAACAGGTTAACATTAGTTGATTTTGAACGGATGCTCAATCATCTTAATGAAAAATCTTATGCTCCGTTTGGACAGGAAGTAAACTTGACCGATTATACATGGACAGAAAAAGGAGTAACATACAAAGTGTTAGAACATAAAGGTGGAAGATATAAGGTTCTTATGTTAAATAAAAAAGCGGTATCTAAATAATAACCATAGAATTACATTACAAAAAGGAGGACCGTTTAAAGACGGTGGTGAATTTTTCTTTGGATTAAAAATTCAGGATATTTTTCACCTAAATTTTAATGAATGATATTCAACGTCAACAAATTCGTGACCTTAGAAATGCTGGATATAGTTATAAAAAGATAGCTCAAAAGCTAGAAATAAATGAAAATACCGTTAAGACATATTGTAAGAGACATGGACTTGGGGGTATTGCAAAAGCACCAGCTTCTATTAATGAACCCTTTCATCAGTGTTTGTATTGTGGAACAGATATCCAGCAGCAATTAGGAAGAAAACCAAAAAAATTTTGCTCAGATATATGTAGAAATAAATGGTGGAATGAACATCCAGATAAAGTAAAGCGTAAAGCATACTATCATTTAATATGCAGACATTGCAAAAAGGAATTTATCTCTTATGGGAACAAAGAAAGGAAATATTGTTCGCACAATTGCTATATTCGCGAAAGATTTGGGGGTGATGAAAATAAAAAACAAATCATGTGAAAATGAAAAAAAATATTATGGAACGATGATTGTTGCATATCAACTATTAAAACAAAAAATTATCACAACTGAAGAATTTAAACAAATTGGAGAATTATTTCAAAATAAGTATAAAATATCATCTCCTCTATTAATAAACATTTCTCTTCGACAGAAAATATAAAACTCGTCCAAATTTCTAATAGAAGCAAATTTCTGACATACTATATATAAATAGCAAACGTATATTTGGAATATATGTTTGCTATATTAGTATGGAAATGATAAGATAAAATAAACAGATAAATAGAAAAGTTTAATGACTTTTATTGTAAAAAGAAGGAGGAAGTTTATGTCAAAAATACATAAGATAGAAGCGATGATCCCCAAGCAAATAGAAAAGAAAAAAGTAGCTGCATATGCACGAGTATCTGCTCTAACAGAAATGACACAGTATTCTTTTTCAGCACAGGTTAATTATTATAGTGCATTAATTCAAAAGAATCCAAATTGGAAATATGTAGGAGTTTATGCCGATAAAGGGATTACCGGCAGATCCATAAAAAAACGTAAAGAATTCAATCGTTTAATAGATGACTGCAATAACGGGAAAATTGACCTTATACTTACGAAATCGGTTAGCCGTTTTGCCCGAGATACTGTAGACACTTTGAACACTATAAGGCATTTAAAAAATATAGGAGTAGACGTTTATTTTGAAAAAGAAAATATTCACTCTATATCACAGGAGGGAGAATTACTTCTCACGTTTTTGGCCGCTTATGCCCAAGCAGAAAGTGAAAACACATCTGAAAATATAAAATGGGGAATTCGTAAAGGCTTCAAAGTAGGAAAACCAAATGGATATAAAGCTCCATATGGTTATAAATGGAATGGAAACAGTTACAGCATCGTCCCCGAACAAGGAGCAATTGTAAAAGAAATATACAAAAGATATCTTGACGGGGAGCCTGCTTATAGTATAGCAAAGGCCCTAAAAAAAAGGGGAATTAAGGGACAAACAGGAATACCAATGGATGATTCTACTATTAGGTATATTGTTTCAAATATTTCTTATACGGGAACATTATTGTTGCAGAAATGGTTTTTTACACAAAATCATGTTCGGAAAGAAAATAAAGGTGAGTTGCCAATGTATGCTGTAGAAAACATGTTCGAACCTTTAATCTCTAAAGAAGATTTCCAAAAAGCATTACAGATTAAAAAAGAGAGAGCGGAAGCAATGCCAAACAAAAATCCTAGATTGACTGCATTTTCAGGTATTGTCAAATGTGGAAATTGTGGATGTTCTGTATGTAGACGAACGACAAGATACGGCAAAAAATGGGTTTGTAATGCTAAGGATCGGAAAGGTATGGCTGCATGTGATTTTCGAGATATTTATGAAATAGAACTAGAAGCGGCAGCAACAAAAGCATTAGCTGTCAATGAATTTAAAGAAGATTTAGTAAGAAGAGAAGTCAAACTTATTACAATTGATAATGCATATATTGTGTTCAATCTAAAAGATGGAAAAAAGAAACAGATTTTAAGAACTTATACGAAAGGATATAGTGGATTTTCTTGTAGATTATTTTGCGGAAATTGTCGTAAAATGCTTGAAGCTGATTCCAGAACATTAAGTATTAATGGGCAAAAAAAGAGATATAAAATATGGTGCTGCAGAAAATGTCCTGGGCAAAGAGAATTTGATGACGTTATAAGAAAAGCCACACAATCTCTTTTCAATGAACCACAATGTGAAGGATTATTTGCTCAGAATATAGAAAAGGCTATCATTTATAATGATAGGATAGATTTCTATTTTAAAGAAGGAAAGGTGATTACATGGGAAAAAGAGTAACTACAATTCCTGCTACATTAAATTTGTATGACTCTGTTTCTCTTAAAAATCCACAAAAAAGAAAAGTTGCAGGATACGCCAGAGTTTCCAAAGATATTGAAGAGCAGGCAACGAGTTATGCTGCTCAAGTTGATTACTATACTGCGTATATTAAAAAAAATCCGGAATGGGAATTTGCTGGTATATATACTGACGAAGGTATAACCGCCACAACAACCAAAAAACGAAATGGCTTTAAACAAATGATTGCTGATGCTCTCGCAGGAAAAATAGATTTAATTATAACTAAATCAGTTAGCAGGTTTGCTAGAAATACCGTTGATTCACTCACAACAGTCCGAGAATTAAAAGAAAACGGTATTGAAATTTATTTCGAGAAAGAGAATATTTGGACATTTGATTCAAAAGGAGAATTGCTTATAACCATTATGAGTTCTCTAGCTCAAGAAGAATCCCGATCTATCTCAGAAAATGTTAAATGGGGGAAAAGAAGAGCTTTTGCTAATGGAAAAGGTTCGTTGTCTTTTAATACCTTTTTAGGTTATGATAGAGGACCTAATGGAGAATTTGTTATCAATGAGGAACAGGCAGCAACAGTGAGATATATTTATGAAAAATTTCTTGAAGGATTTTCTGCTTATAGAATAGCAAAAGACCTAACCGAGATGGGAATAAAAACTCCTGGAGGAAAAGAAAAATGGGCTAATAGTTCAGTCCTTAAAATTTTAAAAAATGAGAAATATAAAGGAGATCTTTTATTTCAAAAAACATATATCAAAGACTTTCTCTCACATAAAAGTGTTCGTAATAATGGAGAAATCCCCCAATATTACATAGAAGACCATCATGAAGGGATTATTACCGCAGAACAGTTTGACCAAGTACAATTAGAACTTTACAGGAGAAAAAAGATAAAAAAATATAGTGGAATAAGTATTTTTTCATCTATATTAAAATGCGGAAATTGTGGGGGGTGGTATGGTTCTAAAGTATGGAATTCAAATACCAAATATAAAAAAACTATCTATCAATGTAACAAAAAAT